CTTTCACACAACGTGATATATCGGTATGTAGCTATAAAGTGAACGAGGCATTATGTCCAGCAGATTTGAACGAATATTGGGCAGGTCAGTTCTTAAATGCGGGCAGCTATAACGAAAGTGTCCCATTTGAAGAAACCATCGCACAATTAAAAGTACAACAAATCCAAAAGTATGTTGAAGACAAATTGTGGACGGCTCAAACATCAGCTTCAGGTGGAACAGATTGTTTCACAGGTTTCTACTACTTGTTTGGAAAAACACAACTTGTAGCAGAACAAATCAATTTCGTATCATCACCAACAACTGCTTTCACAGCAGCTAATATGTTGACTATTGTTGATGAAGTTATTGGGGCATTACCTGATAAAGTACAAGAAGATGATGATTTGTTATGTATGATGTCTATGGCTAATTACAGAAAATATATAGTTGGTCTTCGTACGGCGAACTATTTTCACTATTCGCCAGAAGAAGCTGGAACTGAGTTTATCACTTTCCACCCGGGTACAAATATCCGCGTTGTCGGAATTCCTGGATTATCGGGTAAGAACCAAGTAGTTTGTGGCAAAAGCTCGCAACTAGTAGTTGGAACGGATTTGATGACGGATTCTGAAAGATTGGATATATTCTACGATAGAAATGACGATGAAGTAAGAGTTAGATGTAATTTCAAAATTGGAGCACAAATACCTTTCCCATCAAACTGGGCTGGTAATGGTGTTGCTTAATGACTAAACTTAAATTAAAGATAAAGAACTAAAAATATGAGTTATTCAGCATGTTTACAGACCGCATCAATCAACTTAGGTTGTGCGTCTAACGTAGGTGGAATTAAAAAAGCATACTTGGTTGCTGGTTCTATTTCAGGCATTACATATGCTGCGGATGGAGCTATAACAGGAATTACAGGTAGTGGCACGATATACACTTATGAAGTCCAAAAACAGACTAGTTCTTTAACAGAAACATTTAATTCAAGTTTAGAAAATGGAACTCTATACTATTCGCAAGAATTGTTGCTGAACTTCCACAAAATAGACCAAGACAAGAGAAACCAAGTAAAATTGATGGCTCAAAATCGTGGATTAAAAGCATTTGTTGAAGACAACAACGGCACTATATTTTATTTAGGTGCTGACTTTGACGGAGGATATTTGAGTGCTGGTTCATCAGCTACGGGCGTTGCCTTTGGTGATGCGAACCAATACTCTATCACTCTAACGTTTTTTAGTAAAGACCCTATTACTACTTTGGATGGTACATTATCATCGGTAGTTAGTGGTTTAACTATTAGCGCATAAACAATAAAAACATTTGAAATATAGGGGGGATAAAACCCCCCTTATTTTAATAAGCCAAAAACTATTATATGAGTATTAGACCAAATCCAGCGGGACAAAATAAAAAGATAAAGTGGGGTCATTTACAAAACTTTAAGACCTATGTTAATAACGCTTCAAAGGAAGAAGAACAATTAACACCTGAAGAAAAAAGACAACAATTATTCGCCGCTATGAAACCATATAATAGTGAAGATTATATTGGTAAAGCCATATTTGTAGTTGGTGGTGGTGGAGTTTATGATACAACACCAAGTGTTAGTCCAACACCTACGCCTACACCAAGTATTACCCCTACAAGGACTTTAACACCTACACCAAGTATTACACCGACTAATACAATAACACCAAGTATTACCCCTACAAATACGACTACCCCTACTATAACCCCAACTAAAACGGGAACACCAACACCAACACCAAGTTCAAGTCCAATTCCATCAGGGACAACAGAGGCAAATGCTTATTTAACAAGGGTGGTTAGTGCTGGTGGAACACTTAATTCAACTATATCAGCAGCAACAAGAACATTATTTACAAGTTTAGTATCAAATAATTTATATGATAAGTTGTTTGTATTTTATCCACACTTGGGTGGTGTATCAGCCTCACACAGATTAAACGCCAAATCAACAGGATTTACCTTAACGGTAAATGGTGGTTGGATTTTTGATATAAATGGTTCAAAACCTAACGGAACAAACGCATATCTTCAAGCACAAGATTTAGCCCCTTATGTATTTGGAACACAAAATAGTAGTGCTGTTGGGGCGTTGTTAAATACAACAACAAGCAAATCAACAGGTATAAGTGATATGGGTTGTTTGAATTATATTGGTAATACAACAAGATATTATTTCGCACCTTATTTTGACGCAACACCAGGAAATAATCCAAGAGTTGCTCTTAATTCATCACCAACTGGTGCTAATACTTTGGGAAATGTAGAAGGAACGTATGTTATGAGTAGGACTGGTTCAACACAATTTGAGTTTTACCAACAAGGTGTTTTAACAAATACATTTACTTCAACAAGTGATGTTCCTGGTCAAGTTGAGATGTATATTTGTGCTGAAAACGAACAAGGAATAACGAAGTTTTATAGTGATAGAAGACAAGGATTTACCTTTATGGGTTCGGGATTATCAGGTGCGGAAGCAGCGACATTAACAACAATAATAAACACTTGGGCGTCAGCCATAGGTAGAGCAACATAAAATTATGAAAGTAGTATTATTAACAGAAGAAGAAAAAAATAGTTTGGTTGGTGAATTAGTACAACCTGATTGGTATTTTAACCCCGTATTAGATTGTAATGTAAATTGGATTATATCAACACAAGAAGTTGATAATTCAATTTATCCACAACACGATTGGATTAAATCTATGCCTTTAATTGATTGGTGTGAACCAATACCCGTATCAGGTTCAACTGAAAATTATGTTGGTTCATAAAAAATGTATAATAAATAATATTGAATACGAATATTACAAGATACATAAATTAGAGTGGAGTTTAGACACCGATTTATTAGGTATAGTTGTAATATATTATGATAAAGAAAACCCAACAGGAGCACACATTAAAACACATTATTTCAGGGTTAGAAATGGTGAGGTAAATGTGAATAACTATATAAACGAATTAAAAAGAATACACGAAGGAAATGTTGTTAATTAAAAAAAGAGAATTAAATAAATTGGTTGTATCAGTATCCTTGAATAAGGAATTGTCTAACCCAACTTATTTATTTTGTTTTACAAATATCCTTTCAAAGGAACGTGTTTGTTTTATACCTGAAAACATATCAACATTTACTAGTAGATATGATGAGTTCCAATTTGTTGAAACCACAAGTCAAAACTTATCTGTTGTTCCACCATTAGTTTCTTTTGATTATGAAGGACAATATTGGTATTCTGTTTACGAACAGGTAAGTACATCAAATATAAATCCAGCATTAGCCTATAATAAATTAGCCGAAGGTAGAGCACTTGTTATGCTTGATTGTGATGTTGAACCATATTATCAGTATATTAGTGATAATGAGGACAACCATAACTTTATATTCATATCAGAAGGGGAAATATGCCCTATTCCATCACCATCACCAACCCCAACAAATACGCCAACACCAAGTATAACACCAACCATCACACCTACTCCAAGTATTACCCCAACATCTACAAACACACCAACACCTACTATAACACCTACTTCTACCTTAACTCCTACACCAAGTATCACACCAACGAATACTACAACACCTACGCCTACAACAACATCTACTAACACGCCTACACCAAGTATCACTCCAACCAATACAATTACGCCTACCCCTACTATAACACCTACAAACACTACTACACCGACTAACACACCAACACCTACTTTAACACCAACTAATACCTTAACGCCAACTCCAAGTATCACCCCGACTAATACCCCAAGTATTACACCAACGAATACTGCGACACCTACACCAACCCCAACTTGTCCTGTATTTACAACACAATACCTTCAATCGGCAACTGGTTTGGTTGGTGGTGGTGGAGTAATTATATTAAGTTTATACACCGATAGTGGTTTAACAACACCAACAAATGCGATATGTGATTATGTTGTGTCTGGAACATTTATGGACGCTGGTGGTCTAAATAATTTTTCTAAAACAATATTAAGTGGGTCATCAAGTTTTTCAGGTTTTACAGGAACTGGAGCTATTTACGATTTAGTTGTTTCATCAGTAATACCAAGTTGTGGTTGTGTTAATGTTATACCAGTAATAACACCAACCCCAACGCCTACACCAACGAATACACAAACACCAACAAATACAACCACACCTACCAACACACCATCAACAACACCTACAAATACCCCAAGTATAACACCTACAAATACTCCAAGTATTACCCCATCTATTACGCCAACAAATACAACAACCCCAACAACAACCCCAACGAATACTCCAAGTATTACCCCATCAATAACACCAACATCAACATTAACCCCAACGCCTACACCAAGTGTAGAACCTGTTGGATATAAACTACAAGCCGAAGACGCCGACTTCATACTAGCAGAAAATGGCGACAATATAAACATAGAACATTAAAAAAAAATAAAATAAAATGGCAAATACGAAAATTAGTCAATTACCTTCTTATACTGGCACCGCTGCTGACTTAAGATGGTTCGTAATGAATAACAGCGGTGAAACTGAAACCTATAAGTTTAGTGGATATACAAGTCCATTTATATCTACTGGAACAACAAATAAAGTAGTTCAACCATTAGAGGATAAAGCATTATTACAAGTTGGTAGTGGTAATACATTTAATGATTATTCAGGGTCAAATCTTAAAAACGCATTAGTAGTTGGTAATAGAAACAAAGTTGATGGTGTTGCTGATACACCAGTAATGTTTATTGGTAATGATTTAGATAGTCAACAATTCGGTTCATACGCATTACACATAGGAAGCGGACACTACGCATCAGGTTCATACAATTTAAGTATTGGTGATAATAGTTTTGAAATGAACGGGAGTTTTGGTTTAATAATAGGTAGTGGAAATGGTGGTAGTCAACTACACAAACAATGGGGTACATTTGGATTTAATTTAGGACAATCATGCCAAATACAAGGTATAGATGGTGCGTTTATTTATGGTAAAAACCATACAATATCAGGTGGTCAGTGGGGTGGTATATTTGGTGGTATTGGTAATAGTATTAGTTCATCAGGTAATTACAACACAATTATTGGTGGTGAAAGTAATAGTATTACTGGTGGAACAAATGTATCAATGATTGGTTGTAGTGGTAGAACAGCAGATGCTTCTAATACCACTTATGTTGAAAACCTTAGAGTATTTAGACAAGCACAATACGGAAACTTTAATAATGGTAATAGGTCAATAAATTACACTATTGATTGGGATAATGGTAATATCCAAAAAGTTGTTTTAACTGGTTCTTGTGTATTCAGTGCTACTAACATTACTGACGGAACAACATACATCTTCAAGGTTGAGCAGGATAATTCAGGTAATAGGGCGGCAACTTGGAGTTCAGGTATATTTAAGTTCGCAAACGGAACACCACCAACCTTATCAACAGGTGCCAACGATGTTGATATATTTACATTTGTTGCTATGGACGGGTTATTATACGGAGTGGCACAACTAAACTTTGGATAATAGATAAAGAATATGGCATTACCAGGACCAGGAACATTTAGTAGTTTATCCGCAGAAACACCTTGTTATACCTATAATTGGCAAAACAATATAGGTGAAGGTAGAACCATTACATATGTAGATTGTAATGGAAAGGCAGGAATAACCCAATCAGCACCCGCAGGACAAAGTGGTACTTTTTGCGCTAGGTCAGTTAGTAATGTTCCTGGCGGTGGAGTATCTGTAAATGAAGCTGGTTCTTGTCCTTGTAAAACTTGGTATAACAGAATATTTAACGCACAGAAAAATGCGAATTATACTTTTTCTTGGATAGATTGTAATGGGCAGCCCGCAAGAAAAACAATAACAACATCGGATGGTGTTTTGCCTGGTGATGCTGCTTTTTATAGTTGTAGCAAATCTAAACCAATTTTAATTGTTTCTGGTGGTTCGCATGACTTAACCCAATCATTAGAAGCACAATATTGTGCTAGACAAGTAGTTGGATAAATTAAAATGGTGTAATTAAAATTAAATAATTTTATATTTAAGTAATATGAGTGATAAGATAAAAAATGAATTAAAAAGATTTGACTTCCAAGTGGTTGAATTACCGACCTTTGAAGAGGTATTGACTAATAGGGACTTTGTACTTTGGGGTGGTGATAATTTATGGCCGAGGCATAGTGTAGAGTTGTATAATTATTCAAGTATCAACAGAGCTTGTCTTAACTCAAAAAGGGATGCTGTATGGGGTAAGAAATTACTTATAGATGGTAAAGACGCCACAAGTTATATCATAAATGGTTCTGAGACCCTACGTGATGTATATAAGAAAGTAGCCTTTGATATGGTATTACACAATGGTTTTTCCTTGAATACAATTAAACGCAGAGATGGTGATGGTATATCTGAAATATACCATATGGATATTTCAAAGTTAAGGAGTGGTAAAGTGGATATGAGGGACTTTGTTAAGGAATACTACTATTCTGCTGATTGGAGGGATACAAGAAGGTATAAACCTGTTGTATTACCCGCATTTGATATGTCTATTGAAGAACCATCACAGGTTTATTGGTATATGGGTTATGCTCCAAACCAAACTTATTACCCAATGCCAGATTGGATTGGTGGTAGGGTTGCTGTTGAAATAGATATTAACATTAAAAACTTCCATTTACAGAACCTACAAAACGG